CGGCATACGAGATGCAGCGTAGTCTCGTGGGCTCGGAGATGTGTATAAGAGACAGGGCTCGTCGTAATCCGGCCCAGCCTCTCCATTGATGGCCTCCTGCTTGCCGTCAGCGTTATAGGCGGCAAGACCATAACCGCCTGCCTGCGCTTTCCTCTCGGCGGCTTCGACCGCATGGCGCTGAGAGTTCATCACGATATCGCCAGGAGAGATTCCTGTCACTTGGCTGATGCGTTCCAGATCTCCGATATTCAGCGGTCGGCTGAGGTTCGCGTGCTTGTACCAGTAGTCGCGGCTGAAGCCGCAGGCCTTGGCGAAATCAGCGACAGTCATACCGCTGGCTTTCTGGAGTCTGATGCACTCGCGCATGATCTGTGTTGCGAGTGGTGTCATTTCGTTTGCTTTGCTTCCCATGCCTCCAGTATAGCCAATTAAATACCCACTTGTGCGCAAATCGTGAAGATGTATGCAATTGAAGACGTAAATGTAGTTAATTAAATACACTATGAAGTGTCGAAAGGAAAAACGAGATGTTGAGCACCAAGAAGACCAAGACCCCCGACCACTACCCATGCGGCCACATGCGCGGCCCCGGCTGGCACGACTGGCGCGCCTGCCTCACCCACCAAGGCATCGAGGAGGCTGAATGGCCGGTCTGATAGATACGTCAAGCAGAAACCTCAAAGCGGAGCTGGTCAGACACCGCAAGACGCGCGGAGACTTGGCGAAGGCGTGGGGTTGCGCGCTCAACACCGTCGATAAGCGGCTTGACGGTAGCATTCCGCTGACAATCAAGGAAATCGAAGAAGCAGCTCCGGTGCTCGATATGAACTCCACGCAACTCATCATGCTCCTCATCCAGCCAATCGACAGCATCAAACAATTCAAAGCCTAAAGGAACGCCGAACATGAGCCAGCAACAACTGTTGAATCCGCCGAAACCGCCGACACTCCACGAACCCGGATGCCTGCTGCTCGCATCAAGCGGCTTCTATATCCGCCTCCATGAGGACGGCAGCGCCAGCCTCGTGGACGGCATCCAAGACATCACCCTCGCGGACTTCACCTCGGCGGAAATCGAGGACATCGCCTACAACCTCTCCAACAAGATCGGAGCAACGAGATGAGCTGGATGGACGACGGCGGATTCGAGATGCAGTCCTTCACCGCCCAGGACGGCAGGCCGATGGCCCGAATGATCTTCAGCAGATCGACCGGCCAAGACTGCTTCACCCTAAGCAAAACAGAAGTGCAACGCGTCCGCCGCGAATGCGGGCGAATCCTCAAGGAAATGGAGGAAACCAAATGACCGGCCACGACAGCAAGCCCGAAGTCGGACAGGCGGAGAACACGAAACCGAACTACACGTTCCGCCGTCTGAAGTTCGCAGCCGCCGTCATCGGATTCGTGAGCAGCGTGACCCTGCTGTTCACTTGGCGGACGGCGGACTCGCAGACTGCGACCATCCTTGTGAGCGTCATCTACATTCTGACCGGCCTGTGGCTGACCGTGCGGTTCGCCCCACGCGACTAAAGACTTCCCACCAGCCGACAGTCCAACGAAACAAACCAAATCTGGGATGTTTTTCGCGGACATCCACGTTCACCATTGTCGGCTGGCGAGGAACACATATAACTGAATATCGATTATTATCCACGCGCCGACCACATCTTGCTTTCACATACACTGTCGGCGCATTCGGCTGGGCGACGGTTCGCCCGTCCACGGATTCCAAATCTTCTTCTCTCTATCAAGAAACGCAGGCATTCCGGTGTTTGCAGACCCTTTCAAGTCCGCCTGACGGCTTCCATCGCCGTCGGCCACGCCACCGACCGCGAACACGTTCAGGTCTGTGTTCCAACAGTCAAAGGGGCGTTCGGAATCCACGGACGGCACTGGTTCGACTCCAATGCCAGCCACTCAGCCCCATCCACTCGTCATGGTGGGGCACACAACGTCAAACAAGCAAAGGAAACCACACCATGGACGAAAACAAACCACAGTCGGCAAAATGGGTGCTCTGCGTAGACATCGACCCCGACAACCCGGAATCCGACCCAATGTTCGTCGCCGCACTTGACATGCCGCTGGACGGCGGCCTGATCAGCGTCACCCTGCCCGGCAACAGACTCGGCGAGGCCACCGCGCTTGCCGCCCGAACCGCATGCCAGGCCATCGACAAGGCGCTCAAACGTCACCTCGAACGCGGCGGCGACAGCGACACCGCGGAAATGCTCACCGGCCTCCACATCGACCCGATGGGCGACATTCAGGACGGCAGGCCATGACCGATCTGCTCACGCCAAACGAACTGGCCGCCTTGCTCGGCATGAGCGTACGCACCCTTGCCAACTGGCGGAGCACCGGCAAAGGCCCGCCGTACTTGAAAATCGGCGTGGAACCGCCCGAAGGCCATCAGGACAGGCGCAAAGTCAGATACCAACGCGCCGTGGCCGAACGGTGGGCTTCGGCGCACGAATACCAGAGGACGGTGGCGAGATGAAAAAACGGCATGCTCGATCAGGCTCACGGGTTACAAGCCGTCCGACCGTCACAAGCGACGTGAAAGCACGCTTCGGTGACAACAAGCCGACCCTCACACAGCAGGGAATCGACGTGGACAAGTTCATCCACGACAAACACGCGCTCATCGAAAACTTAAGGAAAGGAACACGTTGAAACACGAATACACTTTCGAGGAGCTCGCCGAGCTGAAAAGCATCTACGACGAGTCGGGCGAAGCGGGACTCAATATCCACGAAATGCGGGCGTTGCGCAAGGCCGGACTCCTCACGCAGGGCCTGCCGGAGAAACCGTCGAAACGAGACTGCATCCTCGCGCACTGCCGGAAACGCATCGACCAAGGCCAGCCGTTCGACGGCAAGGAAACAGCCGAAGCGCTCGGCATGAGCCAGAAAACGGTCGGCAACATTCTCGGTCAACTCCGCAAGGAAGGACTATTGCCGGCCTACGACAAGCGTTCACCACGCAAGACAACACGGAAAACAACCACAACCGGAAAGAAGAAAGAAACCATGACCACCACATCGAAAATCACAGCGGACAACGTCACCGAATCGAAAATCGCAGCAACCGACATCATCACAGCGAAACTCCCCACTGCGGAGATGGCACCGGAAAAAGAGCGCGAGCATACACGCGCCGACATCACGGACGCGCTGGTCTACATCTACGACGCCATCAGCGCTCTGCAGAAAACCGCGTTCCAGACCAACGACAAAGTCGTCTACGGATTCGCCACGAAACTCCTCAACGGCGAACTCATGGACTTGAAAGCCAACTACTCGAAGGACGTGGCGAAGTGAGGCTCAAGTTCAACAGCAAGGATGGCGTTTTCACCGTCAAAGCCGAAAGCGAAGAGGAAAAAACCGCGCTCAAAACGTCGGCACCTGCCATCTGCAATCTCATCATCGATTTTTTTAACGGTGAAGTCCAGGAAATGAAGGTGGCGAAGGAATGAAACGTATCCCACTCAAGGACACGGAACGCTACACGATCGAACGGTTCCGACAGTGCAAGAAAACGGAACGGCATCTCGCATGGCTGAAGAGCCGTAAGGCGGGTGTCGGCGGTTCCGACATGAGCACGATACTCGGTCTTAACGCTTTCAAGACACCTTACGATTTGTGGCTTGAGAAGACCGGACGTGTGGAACCTGAGGACATCTCCGACAAGTGGGCCGTCATCCGCGGCAATGCCTTGGAAAACGAGCTCAGGAAGCGTTTCCGCGCCAATCATCCGGAAATGCTCGTCACGGACGGTACGGACAAGCAGTTCATCAGCCGCGAAAAGCCCTATCTGAGGGCTTCCCTTGACGGCATCCTGCAGGGGGAGGACGGAAGTTTCGGAATCCTCGAAATCAAAACGGCGGGCAACCGTCGAGCGGGGGACTGGCATGACGAGGACGGCAACCTCCGAATTCCACCTTACTATCTCGCTCAAGTCGAGTTCTATGCGCTCGTCACTGGATGGACGTGGGGCTACGTCTACGTCGCAATCGGAGACGACGAGCCGGTAGAAATCCCGTTCGAAGCCGACGTGGAGGATATGGCTGCGATCGACAAGGCCGCAGCCGACTTCTGGCATTTCGTCACTTCCGGCACGCCGCCGCAATTGACCGGCGGTGACGTGCAGAAGGCGTTCCCGGAACCCACGCCGGACATCGTGGACGAAAGCGCCGACGATCACCTCTACGCCCTGCTCGCAAGATACGAGAGCGCCATCAGAATGCTGAATGACTTGAAGGCCACTCAGAAGGAATTGCAGGAGCAGATCATCCTGCGCATCGGCTCGCATGCGGGCGTGCGCTGCGGCAACCTCCAAGCCACCTACAAGCCGACGACCCGCAAGGAATACACCGTCAAAGCCACCACATACCGCAAATTCGCATTCAAATCCATCGAAGAAAAGGAGCAATAATCATGGGAGCAATCGCACAGCAGGCGCAGGGACAGCAGTTGCAGCCGCTCAACCCGAGGGGCAAGCTCAAGCAGCTTGTGGAGCATTCATGGCCGCAGATCGCACGTGTCATCGGCGGCAACCTCGACAGCGAGGCATTGCTGCAGATGTGCATCAGCAGCATCAACCGCACACCCGCATTGGCGGACTGCACGCCGGTCAGCGTCCTTTCCTGCTTCATGCAGTGCGCCGCCCTGGGATTGCGCCCGTCCGACGTGGACGGCTTGGGACAGGCATACATCCTTCCCTACGGCAACAAAAACTATGCGAACGGGGAGAAGCAGGCCACGTTCGTCATCGGCTACAAGGGCATGCTGAAACTATTGGAGAACAGTGGAATCTACGCGCAGCCGAGAGCCGTCTACGAGGATGACAACATCAAGCTGAAGCTTGACGAGAACGGCGTGCCGACCATCGAATGCCCAGACGAGGTGAACGTGGACGCCGACCACAGTGAGGAAAAGCTGAAATTCGTGTATCTCAGCGTCCAGCTGCCGAACGGCGGACGATACGCCGACTACATGTCGAAACGCGATCTGCTTGAATACCGCGAGAAGTACGCGCCACGCAATCGCAGCCATCAGATCACCGGACCGTGGGTGAAGAACTTCGTGGAGATGGCGAAGAAGACCATCATCCGCCGCAGTTTCAAGTACATGCCGGTCAGCATCGAAGCGAAGAAGGCCGCGAGCGTTGACGAGACCACGCCGGATTACAGCGACGTGTTCCAACCGGTAATCACCTCCGATGCGACTGATGACGTGACCGCCGAAGTCATGGAAGCGGATACGCCGGAGGATACCGAAGCCGACGTGAAGGAGGCTGAGTGATGGCAGTGGAGAAGGCCGATGCCGCGATGATCGTAAATCGGCTCAGAATGGCGCGTGAGCTTGAAGATGATTGTCTGAAGCAGCTTGTCGATGCCGAGCCCGACGAGGACGGCATCTACCGTGACGCACAAGGCGCTTTATGGGTGCACTGCATCGATTCATGGAAGCAGCTTTTCGTCAGCTATGGCGCAAGAACCCTCGATTTGGGCATAGCCAGGACTTGGAAGTCTCTCATTAAGGACTGCGCGCCGACTGAAAGAATGCCGTTTCGTTTCATCACGCCGCTTACCGAGGAAGAGGAGAACTTCTGATGGCCGGAGAAACCGTTATCACGATAGTCGGCAATCTGACCGCCGACCCGGAGATTCGCACCACTGGCAGCGGCGCATCCGTGGCCAGCTTCACGATCGCCAGCACGCCGCGCACTTGGAACCGTAATACGAACCAGTTCGAGGACGGTCAGGCTTTGTTCCTCCGCTGCTCAGCCTGGCGTGACCTCGCCACTCATTGCGCGCAGAGCCTCGCAAAGGGCATGCGTGTGATCGCGCAGGGTCGTTTGCAGCAGCGTTCCTATCAGGCGCAGGACGGTTCCAACCGCACGGTCATCGAATTGCAGGTCGATGAGATCGGCCCATCGCTCAAGTATGCGACGGCTCAGGTGCAGAAGATGCAGTCAGGCGGATACCAGGGCGGCAACGCCAACGGTGGTTTCGGCGGGAATGGCTATCAGCAGCCGCAGCAGGCACAACAGCAGTCGCAGGCTCCTGCCGATGACCCGTGGAGTGCGCCAGCAGAGCCTGAATTCTGATGCGCGAATGGATTGAACCACCGGCCGTCGAACCGGTATGTCCCAGGCATGGGTGCTCGCTGTATCCGACGCGCCCCATCCCATGCCCCGAATGCGAAATCGAAGCCGAAGAACAGGAGGCCGACCATGCGGCATGACATTGACCTCGCCATCAGCAAGCCACTGTGGTGGACGCAGAACCGCCGAAGCCGCAGCTGGGCGGTGCCCTACCGGAGGAAGAAGCTGGTCAAGACGATGAGCCTGCTCACCTTCCGAAACCTAATCAACGGCGGCAAGCTCCAAAAGCCCGAGCATTGGCCGGTGCATGTGACCGCCATCATCCACCCACTGACCCACGGACGCTTCGACCCGGAAAACGCGGCGCCAATGGTCAAGGCGATACTCGACGGCATCACCCAGTCAGGCTACTGGCCCGACGACAACGCCGACTATGTGATAGGCCCCGACTACCGGCTAGGCGAGCCAAGCGTCGAAAAAGGCGTCTACCACATCACCATCAGAATCGAGGACACGAAATGATCATCAGGGAATCATCGACATACCGGCACGCGATGGAGGTGGCCATCGACCGCGCCGAAGCTATCGCCATCGAGGAGACACCGGACAAGCTCACCATCATCCTCGACAAGGAAACCATGCGCCTGAGCGAATACCCAGTCACTGGCGTACCGGTCGAGGAACTGAACGACTACATCGACGAAATGGCGAGCGGCATGAATCTCGCCTCCAAGCAGAGCCTCTTCGCCCGCGACATCATGACCGGCGCCAAAGCGGCCACAGCGGCATGCATCAGAGGACTGGAGAAAATCATCAGGAAGCACGAGGCCTGATCATGACCATTAGATACGTCGAATGCGCCCACTGCGGCGAGACTGTCGGCACCTACTACGTCACCTGCCCGTACTGCGGATTCAAGCTGGCCGCGCGCAAGCCGACTGGCATGGATCCGCTGTATGGCATGACCGACAGCGAATTCTACAAGCGATTCGGGAGCATGTGATGGGAGACGTTGGAATTCTTCTCACGCCGCCACCGGACTTGGTGGAGATCGCGGAAGCATTGGACATCATGGCCCAGCCGCACGTCGGCAGCGGTTGGGCGAACCTCAACTTCGACGGCCTGCCATGCAGCACGCCACGGCAGGAAGCCATCTGGATGGAATACAACGGAATCACAAGAGGAGATTAGGCGATGGCTAGACGTGGCTACGTGCAGCTCGTGAACGGCTTCTACGACAACGACAAGATACGTGACCTCGTGCGCATGGGCCGCGCCGATTCCGTTGGCGTGTATTGCATGGCCCTCTCGTTGTGCGGGGACAGGCTCACGGACGGTTTCGTACCACGTCGCGCCATGCTCTCCAACATCGGAGCGACACCGGAACAAGTGCAGGCGCTCGTTGACGAGGGAATGCTTGAAGAGGTGGAGGAAGGATGGCTGATCCACGACTACGCCGAGCATAACCGCACCAAAGAGCAGGTATTGCACGCCCGCGCCGACGCCAAGGAACGCAAAAGCAAATCCCGATGTCACAGCAGTGTCACAGCAGTGTCACAGCGTGACATGCGTGTGACATCGGGACAAACACCAGAACACCAGAACACCAGAACCCAAAAGAAAGAGAAAGAAGAATATTCTTCTTCTTTCTCCAAAGAAGCCGGCGTGACTGAATTTGGCGATTCGTGGGATTGTCGCGAAGTCGCCAACAAGACCATAGCCGTGGAATATCCGAACCTCGACCTCGAATCCGCATGGCTCGCATTCGCAGACCGCCACCAAGCCGAAACACGCTCCGTCAACGACTGGACGCGCCTGTGGAAAGGCTGGTGCCAACGCCGCGCCAACATGAGCGGCATACCACCCTCGAAACGACACGTGCACACGTGGAAATGCCGCCACGTGCTCGAAGCGCTCGGACGCGACGAAGAAACCGCACAGGCAGACGAAAAGGCCTGCGAATTAGCCGACGAACTCAACAAGGAGAAATCATGATGAAACACGACGAACATGTAACCATGTGCAGTTTGGAATGGTTGGAACACGAGCGCCGCAAGGCATGGCAGGAAGGCTACTCGGCCAGGTGGAAAGACCCAGGAATGCGATTTTCCGCAATATACAAGCGAAAACCCATACAAGGAGACCGTCAAATGAAACACAACCCGTTTGAAATCGCGTTCGGCATCGTGTTGACCGTCTGCCTGTGCGTCGCCCCGATCATCATATTCACGATCAGTTAAGGAGTTCCAAAAATGAGTGACAACGTCAACCATCCAAAGCATTACGAGGCTGGCCCGTTCGAGTGCATCGAACTGACCCGCCTGCTCAGTTTCGACTGGGGCAACGTGGTCAAATACTGCTACCGCTGGCAGTCGAAGAACGGCGTCGAAGACCTGAGGAAAGCGTTCTGGTATGCGAAGGACGCGACCATGCGGGGACTGCCGCTCTACTGCGAAGGATACTGCGACGGTTCACACGCGCGGCCACTGCTTGAACATCTCGCCGAAATCGACTGGGCTGGCTTGTCGGACGTTTGGAAGGCTTTGGCGTTCGGGCCACGGCAGAAAGTGCTGACGGTGCTGGTTAGGAAAATCGCGGAACTCGAAAATGAAAAGGACGGTGACTGATGGGCGGATTGGACAAGGTTGAGAAAATTCTGATTGTCGTACTGGTGGTATCCCTCGCCGCAACGCTCTTCCTGATGGGAGTAAGCATCTACTCGTACTGGTATGTGGGCACGCATCATGATTACGGCATGAAGACGGTCAAGACCGGCGACGTGACATGGGCCTGTCTGACCGATCATGGCACGACTGTCGGCTGCGACACGGTGGAGGAATATCAGTGAAGAAAATCCTTGAGGAAATGATCCTGAAATGGCACGAGGATGGCATCACCTTGGAAGAAACCGCCAGACTGGTCCCACAAGTGCCGAAAGCCGAAATTGCCGCACTCATCAAACAACATGACGAAAGGAGCCGGATTTGACCTGCCTGCACTGCGGCAAACCCGCCAGCGGCACGCTCTGCGCCAAATGCACCGCCGACTACTGGGGCATGATTTACCAACTCGGACATGTCCAGCTTCCGACCCTGCGAAGCATTATGCTCCGTCAGGCGCACATCGGCCCCACAGGCCACACGCCAAACAAAGGCAACGCGCCACTGCCAATCGACACCCATGCGCAAGACCTCATCGCAGAATCGGAAGCATGGCTCGCCGAACAAGCAGGGAAAATCAGAGCGGCATACGCTGGATACGGCTGGCGGAAAGCATGGTATGCCATCATCAGCAACCGGCACACCGTCCTCAACATGAGCACAGCAGCAGACGATTACAAGGCACTGCAGCGAATCATCCGGCGCAACGAACAAGCGCTGACCCCGGAAGAAGAGCTCATAATCCTCGGCACCTGCCCAAAATGCGACAACATGCTCACCGGCACGCCAGAAGCAGAATCGGTCACATGCCAAGGCTGCCACAGGGAATGGGCCGCGCCAGCAATCAAAGCAGCCCGAGACGAAAGACTATGGCAAATGCAAATCACCGGCACACCCAGCGATGCGGCCAAGGAGCTGAAACGATACGGCCTGACCGCATCACGCAACCTCATCAGCCAATGGCTCAAACGTGGCAAACTGTCGCACGCCACGCCGACGGAACACAAGCGGCAGTACACGTTCAACCTCGGAGAACTAGCAGCCCTACTTGACTGTCACCGTTGAAATGCTATACTGTCGTATGTTCGTAGAATGGTTCAGCCAGAAAATGGTTGGACCATTTTTCATATTCAGCTTCGGTAGCTCAGTGGCAGAGCACAAGGGATAGCACAGATACCTAGGACGGATACCTTACCGGCCATGGCTTCCTACTTCTTTAAATCGAATGCCCGTGATGATAAAAAGACAGTGCACCCCACACAAGCGCTGGTTCGACTCCAGCCCGAAGCGCTATACACCTCTCTGTCGATGGGGGATTGCGATGTACAAGGTATGCTCCACCTCCGGCTGCCCGCACCTGGTCTCCTCCGGCTCCCTGTGCGACGAGTGCAGGAAAGCCAAGGACAAGCGCCGCTCGCGCGGCCGCAATCCATACACCTCGAAAGCGCACAGGCTCGCACGGGCCCGTGTGCTGGCGAGGGACCCGCGATGCGTCTGCCCAGGCGACGGACCTGACGGATGCGGCAGGCACCATGGACTATGCGGTGCCCCCAGCACCATAGCCGACCATTGGCCGATCGAACGTATCGAGCTCGTCGAAGCAGGCTTGGACCCCAACGACCCGCAACGCATGCGCGGCCTGTGCAAGCGCTGCCACGACAGCAAGACCGCAAGGACGAAACCTTCGGGCTTCAACAACAGACAAAACCTCAGCTGACACACACAGGCTTCGGCACCAAAACAAAACATTCCATCGAAGCCAAGCCGACGACGCCAGCCGCTCGCGTCGAACGACACGAAAGACGAAAACGACCAAGTCTTTTTGATTCGATTCGCGACTCATCGCAGCATCAAGCGAGTCAAACAAAAAACGTTGCAAAACAAACGGAAGCAAACCATCAAAACACCCACGGGGATACCCCCTAACAGTTTGGGTAGCGGAACCGCCGGAGAGCTGTCTCCGAGGTGCGGAGAGTTCAAAAGTTTCAGAGGGGGCGGGCGAAAGGCCCTGCATCCCACAGCGAAGGAACGGCGCAAGGCCGTCCGACGATGGAGGAGCCATGCCAAGAGGAGGAAAACGCGTCAGGTCTGGCCCGATGCCAGATCCGTCGAGCGGTGCCAGCGAACGCAGGGGATACACCCTGCGCAGCCTGCCGAACACCGAATACAAGGGCCGTCCGCCGAAGTTCCCACTTCCGCCGTATGTGCTCCGTGATTTCGACAAGGACTCGCAGGAATGGGTCGAGGATAGGGCCGGTTCGGAATCGTGGAACGAGCGTGAGTCTGAGCTGTGGGGGCAGTTGTGGCGGCTGCCGCAGGCGCGCGCGTGGAAACAGCCACAGCTGAAGTATCTGCATTACCAGATCGCCTCGTATGTCCGCGAATGCGTGGTGTGCGAGAGCCCGTCGGCCAAGGCGGCTGACGTGGCTGTGAAGATCAGGCTCGAGGACCGGATAGGCCTGTCCGAGGCCGGATTGCAGGCGCTCGGCTGGAAGATCTCCGAGGACAACGTCGACATGGCCGCCCACGAGGTGCCGGCCACGGACGCGGAGGCATCCGAGAGCGGCATGGACACCAAGATCGTGCAGTTCCCGCGCCGTTTGAGGGCGTGACATGGCCGACGATTGGATCATCGACTTCCCGACGCTCGCAGACCTGCAGGATGCGTGGGTTCGGCGTCACGTGCGCCAGCCGGACGGTATTCTCCGCGGCAAGCCCTTCTGCTGGTCAGATTGGCAGTTCTGGTACGCCGCACACCGCTGGAGGGTGCGCGAGGACGCGGAATTCATCCCGCCCGAAGAGGTCACGGTGGACAATCCACTGGTTCTCAACCAAGCCTTCCAATACCGTCTGACCGGCTGCATTGGCCCGCAGAAGACAGGCAAGGGGCCGACCGAAGCCTCATGCGCCATCCTCGAAGCCTGCGGTCCGGTCGTGTTCGCCGGTTGGGCGAAGCCCGGCGACGTGTACCGCTGCTCCGACAACGGCTGCCCTTGCGGATGGGTCTACCATTACAATCCGGGCGAGCCGAAGGGCATGCGCCATCCATCGCCGCTGATACAGCTGACCGCGAACTCCGAGGACCAGGTGCGCAACGCCTACCGGCCGTTGGTCGCGATGATCCGGCTTGGACCATTGAAGCAGCTGCTCAAGGTGCGCGAGGGGTTCATCCGCATCCTGCGTCCTGGAATCAATCTGGACGATGACGATCTTGACCTAGACCGCATCGATGTGGTGACGGCCTCGGCGACTTCACGCCTGGGCAATCCAATTTCGGATGCCGAGCAGGACGAGGCCGGCCTGTACACCAAGTCGAATGGCATGCTCGACGTTGCCGACACGCAACGCCGTGGCGCGGCTGGTATGGGTGGGCGCACGCACTTCTGGACAAACGCATACGATCCCGGCGAGAACTCCTACGCGCAACAGCAGTTCGAGACATCGGCATCAGATGTTTGGATCTTCTACCGCAACCCCGATTTGAACCCGGACCTGCGGCACAAGGACGGCACGCCATACAGCTTCAACAACCGGCGCGAACGTCGCCGGATCCTCGAATGGGTCTACGCCGGAAGCCCGTGGGTGCCTTTGGATTCCGTCGAGGCGGAGGCTGAGGCGCTGATGGAGAAGGATCCCGCGCAGGCGGAACGCTTCTTCGGCAACCGAATGGTGCAGGGCGGTGGAGCATGGCTCGATGATGGACTCTGGGAGAGCTGCTATGCAGGAACATGAGCTTTGGCTTGAGAACCCGCCGAAAGGCACCGAGGTGTGTCTTGGATTCGACGGATCTGAGAACGACGATTGGACGTGCATCAAGGCCGAGACGCGCGAGGGTTTTATCTTCACTCCACGGTACGGCGAGGATCGCCGTCCGACGATTTGGAATCCTAAAACGTGGGGAGGGCGCATTCCTCGCAGCGAGGTCAATGCCGCCATGGACGAGCTCAACGAACGATACAAGGTTATTCGCGCCTATTGCGATCCGGGTTTCCGCGACGAGGTGTCGTGGGAATCGCAGATCGAGGCGTGGGACACGAGGTACGGTCCGAAGAAATTCATTCCCTGGGCGATGAGCGGGTCGAGCCGCATCACCGCGGTTTGGGAGGCGTTGAAACGCTTCGAATCCGACCTGCAGCATCATGCGATCGCGCATGACGGGTGTCCGATCACTATCACACACATGCGCAATGCGCGCAGATTCGCCAAATCGGGCGAGCGTTACGGTTTGGGCAAGCCGAAGCAGACAAGGAAAATCGATGCGGCTGTGACAAGCGTGCTCGCCCATGAGGCGGCTTGCGACGCGCGTGCCGCTGGCTGGGGCAGGAAACGCAAGGCGTACCTGCTTACAGGCTCCACCACGAGGGGGTTCTAGAGATGATTCGTACCGCCGATGACGTGAATCGCATGGCGAATCTGCTCGCTCTGAAGATCGAGAACCGTCGGCCGGACATCAGGAAGCATACGGATTATGTTCGCGGCAAACGCGGCACCTTGAAGTTCGCGTCCGACGAGTTCAAACGCTATATGGCCGACCGGTTCAGCGGCTTCGCCGACAACTGGTGTCTGCCGGTCGCGCAGGCACCGGTCGAGCGCATTCATTTCAGGGGATTCATTCCGTATGATGATCGCGAATTGGATTCGCATGTGATGCGGGTGTGGGAACGGAACGACTGCGACCGCAAACTGCAGGAGACGGCGCTGATGATGACCACGACCGGACGTGCGTTCGGCCTGGTCACGTCGATGCCGGACAACAGGGCGCGCATCAGCTTCGAGCATCCGGACAGCGCGGCAGTGCACTACGACCCGCTCACTGGCGAGGTCGATGCGGGGCTGCTGGTCCGATACGACGAGGAGCACGAGTTCGGCACTTTGCTGCTGCCGGACATGGTCTTCGATGTGGTGCGGGTTCGTGCGGGCGGCGACGATGAGAGGAATCGTCTGCCGCCCGGCGTGGATGGCTGGCGGTTCGTGCCGGACTCCGCGCGCGTGAATCCTCTCGGTCGAGTCCCGTTGGTTGAATTCCGCAATCAGATGCTTTTGGACGATCTGCCGATCAGCGATGTGGAGCAGGTCGAATCGATGCAGGACGCCGTCAACGTCTGCTGGGCGTATACGCTCAACGCCTTGGATTTCGCGTCCATGCCCGCGAGGGTGATCCTCGGCGGTGATTCGCTGTCCGAGCCGGTCTTCGATAAGGTTACCGGCGAGCAGGTAGGCGAACGCCCAGCGAACCTGGACAAGCAGGTCATGGAGCGCATCATGCAGATCACCGGCGATAATGTGTCGATTGGCGAGTGGACCGCCAGCAACCTGCAGGCTTTTCTGCCGATCATCCAGAAGGCCGTCGAGCACATCGCGGCCGAAACCCGTACGCCCGGGCATTACCTGCTGACGAACGCCGAGGTGCCGGCCACCGGCTACGAGGTCGCCGAAGCTGGATTGGTGAGCAAGACGCTGGAGCGCATCAGCTTCATGCGCCAGCCGGTGCGCGAACTGTGCGAGATGGCCATGATGCTCGAGGACGACGAGGAATCCGCCCGGATCCTCGATGATTCGAAGGTCGTGTTCGCCACACCGCAATACCGCAGCGAGGCATTGATGGCCGACGCGATGCTCAAATACAAGCAGCTCGGCTATCCATTGCAGTGGATAGCCGAGCAGATGGGCCAGAGCCCGGAGGACATCAAACGCATCATGCGCATGGTGGACGACGAGAGCCATGACCCTGAGATGGCCGAGATAGCACGCAGCCTAAAGGTCGGAGGTGCATCTGATGACGGTGACGCTGGAGAGCCTGTCGGACAGCCGGAACACTTTGGCCAGACTATGCCTGCTGGCCGTGAGGGCGGCGGACAAGGCATGGAAGGGCGTGGATCCGCTGCGGGTGCGTGACAGTTGGAATCGGACAAACGTCGATTTCATCACGCTCTTCGCAGCCCTGCAGACGCGTGCGGCGAGCGATGCGATGGACTCGTCCACGTCGATGCTCGCAGAACAGGGCGATTACGTGCGTCCCGATGGCGGCATCGCGAATCCACTCGCCTTCGGGGCAGGTTTCGCGCCGAGCGGCATCGACCTCGAATCATATTTCGACATTCCGGTCACGCACACATTGTCGGCCATCAAATCAGGACTTGACCCGATAGACGCCATGCGGTCCGGACGCCGGACGCTCCGCCAGATGGCCATGCAGGCCATCGAGGACACATCCATCAGCGCGATGGGCGTCAGCATCACCCAGCGTTCCGGTGTCGGCTACGTGCGCGTCGAATCACCCGACTGCTGCCCACGATGCGCCATCCTCGCCGGAAAATACTTCCGGCATAGCCAGAACTTCCTGCGGCATCCGAAATGCCATGGAACGACCATCCCCTGCAAGGGCAGGGACAAGGCCGAGAAGCAAGGCTGGATCACTGATCCGATGGACCGCTTCAACCGCATGAGCGAGGCGGAGCAGGACGAGCTCTTCGGACACGCCGACGCGCAGGCCATCAGAGACGGCGCCGACATCTACCAGGTCGTCAACGCGCACCGAGGCATGCGGCCGGTCGGACGCGGCAACATCAGTATGACCACATCCGAAGGCACCAGTCGATACGGCTGGAGCCGCATGATCCGAAAATACGAATATGGCCAGAAGCAACGGCGCAGGCTCACGCCGGAAGGCATCTACAGCTTCAACCTCCCGCGCGAGCAGACCATCGAGCTGCTGAAACGCGAGGGCTACATCCTGCCGGACAAATGGCGAGAGCGGGTGCCGGAGCTTCGCCGCAGCCAATGGCTGCACAACAACGACTACCGCCAAGGGCGGCATGAGGAGCTGACCGCGGCGCAGAAGCGTCTGCTCAATGCGCGGCTCCGCTATGAGGCAGCTTTGGACGGCCGCAATCCCTACCAGTCTGGCAAGCCGGTCACGCCGGACGTGTTGGCAAAGGCCGAGAACTCGTATCGCCGGTGGCTCTCCAGCAACGGCGAAAAATACACCGAATGAAAGGAAACACCATGTCAGATGGACAGCAGCAGGATCCGAACACCAATGCCCAGGGCGCACAGGAGCCGCCAATCGACTGGCACGACAAGTTCCTCGGCCAGAAGAAGGTCAACACCGACCTCGAAGCGAAGCTCAAGGCCGCCCGTGAGAAGGCCGACCGAGTGGACGACCTTGAGAAGCAGGTGGCCGACTGGGAGCAGCGCGGCAAGGAATTCGACTCCGCGCAGGCTACCATCGCCGGCCTGCAGAAGCGGGTGCTCCAGGCGAACGTCACCGCCGCGGCGACCGGCAAGCTCATCAATCCAAGCGACGCATTGAAGCTCATCGACTTCTCCGACCTGACCGCGGACGATCAGGGAGGATACGACCAGCAGGCGATCGGCGAGAAGATCGACGCCCTGGTCACGGCACACCCGTATCTCGCGCAAGGCGGGAACAATGCTGGCCTGGCGGGAATCATCCCACCGTCGGGCGTCCGCGATGGCGATCATCAGACGGGACAGCTTACCAGGGACGATCTGAAGAACATGACCCCGAAGCAGATTGACGAGGCGCGCCGCAAGGGCCGTTTGAATGATCTGCTCGCAGGCCGCAGTAAGTAAGGAGGCCAGCAATGGCAATCACCAATTTCATCCCCGAGGTATGGTCCGCCGCCATCCTCGAAGCCCTGCGCGCGAAGCTCGTCTTCCCGAGCCTGTGCAACCGCGATTACGAGGGCGACATCCGTGAGGCCGGTGACACCGTGCACATCACCGGATACAACGACGTGACAGTGCACGAGTACGTGCGCGGCAAAGCGATTACCGTCGATGACGTCACGGATAAGGAAGCCGCCGTGCTCAAGATCGACAAGTCCGACTATTTCGCTTTCAAGGTCAATGACCTCGACAAGACTCAGGCCAAGGCCGATCTGACCGGAAAGTTCACAAATTCCGCCGCCTACAACATGATGAAGAACGTGGAGACCTATATCTCCAATCTCATGGACACGGCCGTCGGCACCCCGGCGAAGACCGTGGCCGTAGGCACCCCTGCAGACGCGTATCTCGCCGTCGTGGAAGCCGGACGCAAACTCGACGTGCAGAACGTTCCCGATGAGGGCCGCTGGCTCGTCGTCAGCCCAGACTTCTACGCCTTGCTGCTGCAGGACTCCCGCTTCATCGAAGGCACCGAAGCTGGCCATAATACTCTGCTCAACGGCGTGGTCGGACAGGTTCGCGGCTTCACCGTAGTGAAGTCCAACAATGTGCCGCGCAAGTCCGCCAGTCCGGACACCCAGTCCATTCTCGCCGGCACGAACGCGGCCGTGACCTTCGCGCAGCAGGTCAGCAAGGTGGAGGCGATGCGCATGCAGACCGATTTCGCCGACATGGTGCGCGGCCTCGACCTGTACGGCGCCAAGGTCATCCGTCCAGAGTGCCTGACCAAGATCACACTGAACCTCTCCACCTCCACCGGTCGTTCTATGCAGGATGACCCGCAGGCCGTCGTGGACGAAACGTCCGACACCGCTGGTGATGATGCCGATAAGGCAGACACCGGCAAGAAGGGCAAGTGACCGTCTGATCGGAGGCTGACATGACCGCCTTGGCCACACTGCAGGACCTGCGGAAGTACGGCATCGACGTGCCGGACAACACCGTCGCGCTCAGCCTGCTCGACTCCGTATCCGCCGCCGTGCGCGACGCCGCCGGCTGTCCGATCACCATGGGCGAATGGACCGTCGACCTGCCCGGCGAACAGTCGAGGAAACTTGACCTGCCATGCAGGGCGGTGCGAGCCGTGTCCAAAGTACTGGTCGATGGTCGGCCGATCGAAGACTGGAGGCTCTTCGGCTCATCGCTTTACCGGGCGGAGCCGTGGAGCCCCTTTGGCGGCATCCCGTCGACTGTGACGGTCACCTTCCAAGGTGGCTGGGATCCCGTGCCGGAGGACATCGTCAGACTGGTCTGCTCGTATGTCGCCGCCGGATTGCATCAGCTCGCGGATGGTGGCCCCGGCGCCCACTCCGGCATCGCCTACGAGAGGCTTGATGACGCGCAGGTCGGATATACGCATGATGGCACCCAGATTGACGCGGCCGAATTGCCGGAAGCGACCAGACGCAGCCTGCGCAATCGCTTCGGTGCGAACGTCAGTTCGATTGGAGTGTTCCGATGAGAATCAGCGCATCCTTTCTCGCAAAGGCCAGAGCCAACGCGGAATGCCTGATGACCGACCGATGCGTCGTCACCTGCCCCGGAGTCACCACAACGGATCCGGACACGGGACTGACGACCACCGGCAAGGAGAAGGTGTACGAAGGCAGCTGCAAGGTGCAGACCAGCGGCGGCCTCGCCAGCGAGCAGACCGAAGGCAGCGCGGCCCAAGCCATGGGCGCCGTCTCGTTGGTCTGGTCTTTGTACGTGCATTTTCCATATGGCACTCCGGGCCTTCGCGCCGGTGACGTGGTGGAAGTCACGGAATCCGCTAATCCGCTGCCCGTCGGCAGGCGCTTCAGGCTCGTCTCACCTCAAAGCGAGAAGACGCACGCCACCGCCTGCCGTTGGAATGTGAAGGAGGACTCATGAGCGGACTGTTCGACGCATCCGAGCTGATGGGCTTCGGCGATGCGCTGCTCGCCAGGGGAGTGGCTCGCCGCGCTTTGATCTCCGCGTCGGTGAAGAAAGGCGCTCAGAACGTCAAGAACTCGATTCGCGACGACCTGAACGGTTCCGGCAATGCCGCATTCAGGCGTATCCCGATCACCTACACGGTGAGCGAGACGCCCGGACGCATTTCCGCCGAGATCGGCCCCACCAAGGGCGGAGCGGGTTCGCTCGCGAACATCGCGTTCTTCGGCACCGCGAAGGGCGGTGGAACGCACCGATTCTACGAGCATGGCGAGGAAGAATTGCCGAAGCTTGCGGAATACGTGGCGCGTGCCGCCGTGGAGGTGGTCTGAATGAAGTCGATCATGACGTTGACCGACACGATTCTCGACCATATTCCGAAGCCGGCGGCTGGCTGGGCCGTGTACCGGCAGACGGCGCCTAAGCCTACGGAGAAGCCGCCGTGGGTGATTGAGACGGTCACGACCAACGGTCATATCGTCGGCGAAACGCAGCAGGTGCATTGCGGCATCGGCACTTTGTTGGTGCGCATCGTGAGCACTACGGCCGATTCCGTCAACGTGCTGGCCGATGACCTCATGATTCCGAGGCTTGCTGGCAAACGGTTCATCGCGCAGGGGTTCGACACCGGCTGTCTGACGCTGTTCTCCGATTCCGGCGCTTATGCGGCCGGACTTACCGCAGAGGATACGGCGCTGCTTTACCAGTGCCGTCTTCTGACTTTCAAATTCAACTGGTCACGCATGTGACCCAAAATATTTAAGGAGGAGTCATGGTTTTGACTCTGGGAACCGAAGTTCCTTCCACACCGGCGGACGGTCTGGTCAACACGATCTGGGTGCCGTCCATCAAAAACATCCAGAAGCCGACCGCTGCAGAGATCAACGCTGGAACCGACCTGTCCAACTACGTCACCTTAGGCGGGTGGAGCTGCACTCCGTCGCAGGAGTCCATCTCCGACCAGCGAGAGAACAGTGCGCAGGATTACGAGAATCCCGGACGCAAGAAGATCAGTGGCCCGAACGTCGAGGTCATCGACAACACCAACACGTCGCATTCCACGCAGAACGCGGCAATGGAGACTTTGATCGAGGGCGCGGAGGGCTATTTCGTGCGTCGCTACGGCAAGCAGACGGATAAGACTTTTGTCGCCGGCGACATTGTGAACGTGTACGCGGTCCGCATCGGCATGAGCGCCAAGATGGCGATCGCCGCGAACAGCGTGCTGCGCAGCAAGGTCAATTTCTCCGTCCGCGCTCCCGGCTGGGCGGAGAACGTGAAGGTCGCCTGATTGATTCTTCCCGCACCGGACTTTCGTTCCCTTTCGCCGGTGCGGGACCCTCTTTTTTCTCTTTTCTCTTTTCCGGCAAAGGAACATGAATATTAGAGCGAAGGAACAACAATGCTTAAAGTCACCAGACGCACGCGTGAGGTCGATGTCATCCTCAACCAGCAGACCGCCGAGGACATCGCCAGATTGGGTGATGCGCTGGCCGAGGAGACCACGCGCGAGCAAATCACGGAGGCTGGGACGAACCGGCAGGCGAAGGCCACCGCGCGGCGCATCGAAGAGCTACGCGAACAGGCGGATGCGGAGACATTGAAACTCACGTTGCGAGCATTGCCGGTAAGCAAGTGGGCGCAGGCATTGGCCGCGCACCGCAATGACAACGGCACGAACGACATGTTCGGCACCGCCGCCGCGGCATTGCCGCTCATGCTTGATTCCGCGACCATCGGCGGCAAGCCACTGGCCGACGAGGACAAGACCGAACAGGCGTGGAGTGGCCTGTTCGACGAACTCACCGATGGCCAGTTCACGCCGATCTGGCAGGCCATCGCCGAACTGAACGGCACAGCAGCGGACCCAAAAGCGGCATTCGACCTCGCCTCGCAGGTTCTCCGCAACTAGTCGAGGATCTTAAGATCTGCCGCCAGCTCGGCATCAGCTATAAGCGTTTCATGGGCTGGCGTCCGCGTAAGGGCGATGAGGTCGAATGGGATGAGACGGAACGTAATTGGATGCGCTCGTTGGCGGAATACGAACGGTCATTATGCCCCATGTGCGGTTTGCCTCGCACGATCTGCCAAGACCCGAAGAGCGAACTTACATTGCATGCCGAAACCAGCGTCTGCTGGGCCACTGCGCACATGCAGCAAGCCATGAAACAGTGGACGGAGGCCAACGGCAGGGACAATCCGGCCGCGAACGCCTTGGTGGCGCATTTGACCTGATTTTTGGAGGATGCTTTGGCGGAGAACAAGAACATCGTCATCCGGTTGATGGCGGACACAGCCTCTTATGAGGCGGCGATGACCCGTGCTGGAAGCACTGCGAAAACAGTCGCTTCTGGCATGGAACACACCGGACGCAAGTCCGCGCTTATCGCCAGCGGCATGACCGCCGCAGGGCTGGCCGTGGCCGCGTTCGGCGTGGCCGCAGTCAAGATGGCCGCAGACTTCGACCAGCAGATGAGCACCGTCCAGGCGAACACCGGCGCGACCAGCGCCCAAATGGACCAGCTGCGTGCCGCCGCCATCGAAGCAGGAGCTTCCACGGTTTATTCCGCTTCGGACTCCGCTGATGCGATCAACGACCTCGGCAAGGCCGGCATGAGCGTCACGGACATTCTCACCGGCGGCTTGTCTGGCGCTTTGAATCTGGCCGCGTCCGATGGAATGGCCGTTGGAGATGCCGCCGAATACATGGCCAACGCGTTGAGCATGTTCCATCTGAAGGGGTCTCAGGCTTCCCAGGTGGCCGATACTTTGGCGGCTGGCGCCGGCAAGGCCGTCGGCAATGTCTCCGATTTCGGCGAGGCGTTGAACAATTGCGGCGCCCAGGCTAACAGTTTCGGCATGAACGTGCAGGAGACCACCGGCGTACTGGCCCTGTTCGCGCAGAACGGCACCATCGGCGCCGAAGCCGGCACCCAGCTGAACAGCATGCTCATGAAACTGGCCGCTCCGAGCGCCGAAGCGTCCAACACGATGAAGGAACTCGGCATCAGCGCCTATGACGCCCAACATCATTTCGTCGGCATGGCGAACTTCGCCGGCCAATTGCAGAAAGCCGAAAAGAACCTGACCGACGAGCAGCGCAATCAGGCGAACGCGACCATCTTCGGCAGCTACGCCATCAAGGCCGCGAATTATCTTTACGAGGCGGGCGAGTCCGGTGTCAACAAGTGGACTAAGGCCGTATCCGAAAGCGGTTACGCCGCCGAGCAGGCCGCCGCGAAGAACAATAATCTTAAGGGCGATCTGGAGAATCTTGGCGGTTCGATGGAGTCCCTGATGATTTCCGTTGGCGAGGGCGCTCAGGGGCCTTTGCGCAAGATGGTGCAGGGCTTGGATACGCTGGTTGACGCGTTCGCCGGTTTGCCGTCCGGCGCGCAGCAGACACTCGTGGTCATGGCGTCACTTGCGGGCGTGTTCGGCGCTGTGCATAAGGCCGCGGGCAATCTCAACGGCAGCACCAGCACCATGGCCAACAACATCGGTCTGGCCATCGACCCGATTCAAAGAGTCAAGACGGCGCTCGGATTCGCGCAGACGGCTTTCGACCTGTTCAAGGGGTCCTCGATGAGCGCTTCCGAGCAGATGGAAGCGTTCGGCACGTCCGCCAGCAAGGCGCAGTTGAAGACCGCCGGTTTCAAGGCGGTCGGCAGCAGCATAATGAGTCTGCTTGGCGGCCCGTGGGGCATCGCCCTGACGGTGGCCGGAGCGGCGCTATCGGCTTTCATTTCTCAGCAGCAGAAGGCTAAGGCGGCATCCGAGCAGCTGGAAAGCGCCCTGGAGTCCGGTTCGGATGTCGCGTCCGAAATCGCCGGAGCCTATCAGGATATGAGCAGTGGCGGCGTCAAGTTGACCACATGGCTTGACAAGGCGGGTATCAGCCTGACCGACATGACCAGCGCGGCCATGGGCAACGAGGCCGCGTTGAAGCGCGTCAACAAGCAGATCAAGGAAATCGACAAGCCCGGCATTGGCGGAACCGCGGCAGCCGCCATCAGGAAAGCCCTGAAAGAGGAATCAAAGGCCTACGATGATGCGTCTAAGAAGGCCAATGAGAAAAGCAAGGCCGCCAAGAACGCGGTCGACGCTGACGGCAAGTCCGCATCGGCAGCGAAGGAAGCTGCCGGCGCGAACAAAGAGCTTGGCTCTTCCGCTTCTGACGCGTCTGAGGAAATCGATGATCTTGTCCAGGCGTTGTTTGGTTTGGAGTCGGGCAATCTGACTGCGGATCAGGCGGTGGACCAGCTGAATCAGAAGATCGGCGAACTGTCAAAAACATGCGAGGATAACGGTGTCGTCTTCGACCAGAGCGGTAATCTGCTTGACCGTTTTTCCGAGGAGGGCACGAAGACCAAGCAGGCTTTGGAGGATATCGCCAGCAGCGCCCAGAATGCTGCGGAAAAGATTCTCAAGCAGGGCGAGAGCACCGGTTTCAGCAGCGGTGAGATCGAGCGTGCGAACGGCGTGCTGCAGGACGCGCGTGACGCGATCATCCGGCAGGCCGAAGCCTCGGGCATGAGCGAACAGGCCGCCAACGCCTTGGCAGACCGTTGGGGACTGAGTTCCGACAGCATCAAGGCTTCCATCGACAACATCAAGAAGACCGCCGACAACAACAAGGCGAAGCTTGACGTTGACGATTCCAAAGCCAGGTCGAAGACCAAAGGCGCGGAAACCAACCTTGACAAATTCAACAAGAAGATAGCGAAGGCCAAGCTCGAAGCCGAAGACAAGAAGGCCACCGCCAGCGCCAAGAAGGCGCAGAAGATGATGCAGGCCTTCAACAAGACCCACGTCAAGGCCACACTGGATGCGACCGACAAGGCGTCCAAGAAAGCCAAGACCGCCTCCGCGAACGTCGGCAAGCTCAACGGCAAGAAGTCCACAGCCAAGCTCGACGCGAAGGATAACGCATCGCCGAAGGTCGACAAGGCCAACTCCAAGAAGCTGACCAACAAGCGCAACACGCTCAACTCAACCGACATCGCGTCGCAGATAGTGAAACGTGCGAACGCGCAGAAGCTGGCGAACAAGAAGAACACCTTGGATTCGACCGACAAGGCCGGACCGAAGGTCGATGCCGTCAACGCGAAGAAGCTCAAGGACAAGAAGGCCACAGCCTCGGTCAACGACCAGGCCACGCCGGTGCTCCAGTCCATCAACAACTTCACAATCGCCGACAAGTCATTCACCGTGACGGAACACACGAAGAAGGTCGGCGGATACACGGGCGGCATGTTCACCGACGGCACGTTCCAGCAGTTCGCAGGCGGCGGCATGTTCTCCGGCTACGTGGATCCGGCGTGGGCGCCCGGCAACGGGTTGAGCGACAGCGTGTATCTGCTCAACGCTCGTCTTACCGCGGGCGAGTACACGCACAATGCTGCGGCCACGGCCTATTACGGCCTGGAGAACATGCGCCTGCTTAACGAACGGAAGATTCCACGCGAAGTGTTTGCCACAGCCAATCAGATGACAGGCAATCAGGTCAGCGTACAGGTCGATACCGCTTCCGTGGTGGCGGCGATAACCAGCCTGCACAACGATCTTGGCGCGATTATCAGCGCCGCGTCCGATGATTCGACGGTCAGCGACCGTGACTTGGGGAGGTTGATCCGCAAATATGCGCGAGCTTAAATACACGTCGCATGATGGCACGGTCATCGACCTCAACGCCGATGATCTGTGGGTGGCTGACCTGCAGGAAATGCGCGGATACGCATGGACGTACACGCTGGCCACTCGCGGCATCAAATCGGTGAGCCGGAACGCTTCGACGGCGAAAATGACCGTCCGCACCACGGATCCGTCAAGATTGGACGTGGTGCAGACGGCTTTCGATTCGGACGTGCAGGCCGTTACGCCAGGCATGTTGACCGTCGATGGCGAATGGTTCCAACGGGCGTATGTCGTCGGCTCATCGCTCGGTCTGGTGCCATGGCCGGAATACGCGCAAGTCGATTACACGGTTGTCCTTTGCGATGGCGTTTGGCGTCGTGCGCTGCCGGTGCAGCATTTCTTTCCGATGACGGCAGGAACCGGTGCGCAGATTGACCTTCCACTGGACTTGCCGACCGATTTGGCTCCGTCGAGAATCGCTTTGACGGTGCATAATCCGACCGGCAAGGCCGCTGAGTTCGCTGCGGTCATTTTCGGCCCTTGCGTCAACCCGTCTTTCCGGATTGGCGGCAACACTTACGCGGTTGACGTGACAGTGCCGGAAGGCGGTCATGTGTCGCTGTCGGCCACTGGATTGCGGAAGACGATAACGTTGACGGCCGAAAACGGCGACGTTTCGGATGTTTTCGACAAGGGTGTTCGTGGCAACGGCAGTGGAAGCGGCTCATATGTTTTCGAGCCGATACCGGCAGGAGATTCGCTATTGACGGTTTCCGGCAATTATGGCATCGATTTGACCATGTTTGACGTTTCTGGAGGTGTGCCTTGGCTGACGTTATCCTCGCCGACGGCAAGCTGACGCCACATGCGAGCGTATCGCAGGTGACGTTGGATTGGGCTTGCGGCACGGACGAAAACGATTTCGAGCTGAACATCGACGATCCGGATGCGCCGGAAATTGAACGTGGCTGGTATTTCTGGCTTGACGGCAGTGACGTGGGCGGCCGGATCGTCGACCGTCGTGTGGCTGTTTCCGGTGGCGTGTCCACGGCCACGTGGATCGGCCAATCGTGGACTGGCATGTTGGCGGCGAAGATATTGCAGCCGGACGCGAATCAGGATTACCTGACCGTCTCCGGCAAGCTACCTGACATCCTCAAAAACCTTTTGAAGCGCATCGGCTTGGATTCGGTTTTCACTGTCGATTCCTCCGATGCTTCCACTTTGTCGAATTGGATGTTTCAAAACCCACGCTACGTGGACGCCTACACAGGATTCCGCAATCTGCTCGCATCCTGCGGCAGACGCCTCGACTTCCAAGCCAAGGATAATCACATCCTGCTTGGCATCACGCCGATCGGCATCATCGACAACACGATCGATTCCGACTTGGTGGATTTCAAGGCCGAAACCAACCGTCGCGCGGTGAATCATCTCATCGGCCTTGGCTCGCAGGAGCTCAAGAACCGTCTGGTGGTCAATTATTTCGCGGATGCAACCGGCGTGGTGAGTCAGACACAGACGCTCGTAGGCGCCGATGAAGTATGCGCCACATACGACTATTCCAACGCGGATCTGGGCACGCTGCAATCCGAGACGAAGAAGCATCTGCAGGAATTGCAGACCGGAGGATCGGTCGAAGTGACGTTGTCCGATGAGGTCGGCGACGGCCTGCGTGTGGATGACAAGATTGTTGCGACGGATCAGACTTCCGGCGTCAACGTCACCGCCGTGGTGACGAAACGGATCGTGAAAATCGATTCCGGGATTTTGACTTCGACGTTCGAGGTCGGACTGCCGGTGCAGTCGGCGAATGCGAACTATTCCGGTTCTTCCTCTTCCTCTTCGTCTTCCGGTGGTTCGGCTGGCGGTGGCGTGTCTTTGACGGCTGGCCGCGGCCTATCGATTTCAGGCGGCACGATCAACGCGGACGTCGCTTCCGAAGATTTGGATTCCGTCAGGCAGGTCGCCGAGTCGGCGAACAGGACGGCTTCCGGTTTCGCGGCGCAGATCGGCAAGGCGAATCAGACCGCCGAGGATGCGAGGAACGTCGCCGATGCGGCCAAGACCGTGGCCGACAGTGCCAAGTCGGGCATGATGACCGATGGCGAGCGGTCGAAGCTCGCTTCGGTCGAACGGGGCGCGAACGCCTACACGCTGCCGAAGGCGTCCACGGACGTGCTTGGTGGCGTGAGGGTGGACGGTTCCTCGATCGTGAGCGTGGACGGCGTCATCAGCGCTCATGTCGGCGACGGCGCTTCCGGGAGGGTCGTGTTCCCAATCGGATACGTGATCCAGAACACGACGGGCATCGACCCCTCCGTGGATTTCGGCGGGACTTGGCGACAGTTGCCTTCGCTCGGTTGTTTCACTTTTGAAAGGATAGGCTAGTGAAATCTGACGGTTACTCGAAGTACGTGTGCGACAAGTGCGGCAAGACCGCTTATGTCGCCGTTGGCGATACGGAGGCGCGTGAATGGTTCACCGTGCGCCGCTATTCGGCTGGCAAGGCGACCCGCATCGCGGATGACGTGGCACCTGACATTTACGAACTTTGTTCCCAATGCAATGCGTCTTTCATGGCGTTCATGCAGAAGGATGACGCTTCGTTTGAAGCATGGTTGAAGGAGGTTGAACAGTGACCATCGAACTGGTTGACGGCAGGCCGGAGTACACATCTCAAGTGAGGACAAGGCGATCATCCATCAGGCCAAGTTCTCGAAGTCCGACGTGGTGTACGACTGGGGCGATTCGTTCAAATGCTCGATGAGTTCGTCCAACAGGGCGACGGTCGGCACCGGCTGCGCGTCGATTCAAGGCTTGGACTGGCATATCACGGCGGCGGAATCGGTGACGATCTCCAACGGGTCGCAGGGCATGAAACGCAATGACATTATCTGCGCACACTACCATCGAGATTCCAAGACCGGTAATGAGAATGTGGCATTGACCGTGTTGAAGGGCTCGCCGAATGCGACTGCCGCCGCTGATCCGACCATTCCGTCAGGGAAGATATTGTCCGGCGCGGTTGACGCGTACATGCCTCTCTGGCGTATCCCATTGAATGGCATCACGGTCGGTACGCCGGTGCGCCTGTTCACGCCGAGAGGGGCTTTGTGGGATTCCGTAACCCAGATGGATGACTGGGTCGTAGTCGCGCGCCCTAGAGG